CGGTGCTTGTCTCAGCTTCGACGTCATCGATTGTTTCCTCCATCATGGCGAGGTTAGCGAGCACGGCGTTGGCTGTGCCTGCGACGCGGGTCGCCACGATACGCCCGAGCGCGATCACCATCTCGGTCAGCACAGGCATGAGTTTCTCCTAGCCGAGCAGCGTGCCCGGCGCCACGCACGTCAACGACGTAGTGACAGCTCCGTCTAGTGTCAGGTTGAGCGCGGTACGCACGATGAAGTAGAGACCGTGCGCGCCGCCGAGTGCGTCCACGTCCACGTCCACGGTCATCGCAGGGGCATAGTTGATCTGCTCGCTGCCGCTCCAGTAGCTCCAGCCATCGGTCGTGAACTCCCAACCGTCCTTACGACGACGGCGCAACGAAAGCTCGCGATCGGCCTGCTTCTTCGCAGCCTGTGCGCTGTAAGCGCCCTGCGCCGGGATGATGACGAGACGCTGGAAGTTTCCGGTGGTGTTCGCCACCGCGAGCACCTCCTCATCCACGGAGCGGGACTTGAGGCTCTTGCGGACGTTCGTTGCGTTCATGGTTGAGCCCGTGACCCACACCTCTTGCGCAACCTCGCTCCAATCGCGGATGCGCCGGCAACGAAGGATCGTGTTGCCCTTACCCGCGCTGGCGCTCTTGCTCGTCATCCGGTAGCGGGGAGGCTTGGTGTCGTTGGGAATGCCAACAATGATCTTCCCACGTGAGCCGTCCCAGTGGTAAGCGCCGAAGCGCCGCAGATGCTTCTCGACGGCATCGAAGATCGTCTCGGGTGGCGTGACCTTCGCCTGCTCAGGCTGCATCGGATCCATGTTGATCGGTGTGACAGCTGGACTCGCTTTGCCCGTCATCAAGTCAACATCGGCGAAGGCGTCGAAGGTGAAGTCACTCTCGGTGAGTCCGAGCGGCTTGTAGCAGGCGAGGATGAACTTCTTGATCGAGGTGGCGTTGGTCTTGGTGGCCGGATCGGCGCTGCGGTAGCGAGCGTCGGCCATCTTGGTCCGCAGCGTGATGACTGCCGAGACGCCGCCGTCAGGCGACGCTTCCGCCTCTACGATCTCGGATCTACCTAGCAGACGCGGGCGCCCGTTGACCACCAGCGACACGGGCGTTCCCGGCTCCAGCAGCTTCTCGATATCGGGCCAGCTCGTCTCGTCGCCTGTCTCGAAGGTGGCTTCCGCCTGGCCCAAGATGTCGTTGGTGACCGAAAGGCGGCTGAAGCGATCGAAGCTGCCAGCCTTCGTGACCAGTTCGATCTTGTCCGGCCGCCGCGTGCCCACTACTCACTCCTCCAACTTGAATGGTGTGCCGGCCGGAACGTTGAACGGATCGAGCGTTGGGTTCAACTCCAACACCTTCTCGAGCTCGGCGCCCGCGTCCGTAGCGATGCCGAACAGCGTGGCGTTGCGGTTCAGGATCTTTGTCACGATGCGCGGCCCGAGCGTCGCCTTGTCGGCCACGGCCCGGCCGGCAGCATCGGAAAGCGCACGCAACGCTAGGCCAGCGCGCGAGGAACGTGGATCGGTGAGCAATGTATGCAGCTCCTCGACGCCCTCGTTGGCGCGCTTGGAGTAGGTGTCATCAACACTCTGCGCGAGCTGCTGCACCGTCAAGGCTTGCCGCTCCAGATCGCCGAGGTAGCCGCTCGGCCCGTTCGCATAGCTCTCCAGCGCGCTCGCAGCCTCACGCAAGCTCGCCATGAGGTTGGGCGGCACGCCGGCCTCAGCGCAGGTGCGCACGGCATCGTTGGCCTTGGTGACGATGACACTCATGGCGCTCGGCGCCTGCCACGCAGCCGCGCTGGCATCGTCCTCGTTGTCCTCGATGAAGGTCAGTTCGACGGCAGCAGCATCACGTTCACCCGACTCCTCGACGCGCTGATACCCTTCGGCGCGAGCACGGCATGGACCTCGCGTCGAGACAACGAGATCTCCCGTTTCGTGCACCTCGAAGCTGGCAAGCAGCTTGTTCAACTCGTCGGGATAGAACGTCTGCCCTTTGACGTCCAGTTCATGATCCGCGCTGTTGTAGGCTGGCACGGTGAGACGATAGACCCTGGCCTTGCTGCCCGTGTCATCGAGCCGGGCGCCGTCGCGCTTGTACCGTTCGTGCTGCGCGAGACGATTGTGGTACTCCTCCACAATGCGCGCGACCGGAAACACGACCCGCGCCTTACCCTTAGCCTTCCAAGAGCATGACGGGTAGGCGTCGAAGATAGTCATGGCTCAGTGATCCACCGATCCGGGCTTGGTCGGGCCAGGAGGACCTGCTTTGTTGGCGGTGGCAAGAGCAGCGATTGAAGACGGGCTGATCTCGACCTTGAGCGATCGTCCAAGCAGTTGCTCAGCCATCGTGCGCCCCACCGTCGCCGGGTCAACTGATCCCCCAGCCGCTCCTGCGTAGCCACCAGCTACCGCAGGAAGCGTCGACATGGTTGGAGCTGCTGCTGCCACCGCAGCGGCGCGAGTCTTTGCACGCTCAGCGGCGTACCGCTCATCTATCGTCATGCTCTCGTCGTAGGTGGACGACTCTTCCACGGCGCCTGTCTGCACGTTGCGGGTAAGGCGCTTGGTGCGAGGTGCGCCGCGGAAGCGCTCGTAGGCGTCCGTCTCACGAAATGCCACATTCTCGCCCTGTCGCTCAGCGTTGCGCATGAGGTCTTCGTTCAGGCCACCAACATCGCTCTTGTGCGTTTTCAACTCCCTGGCTAGCGCGATGCCCTGCGCTACGGCTGCCGCGATGCCAGCACCGGCGATCACTACGGCCCCGCTGATATTCCCCGCCGCGCTGGCACCACCCTTGACGATGCCGCCTTCGAGAGCTGTGGCAGCGGTAGCGCCGCCACCGGCGAATGCCTTGGCGATCATCGCGCCAAGCGTGGCTTCAGCGGCGCCCTTGGCGAACACCGCTCCACCGCCCAACGCAGCGGCCTTCAACGGGTTGCTGGCTATCCACTCGATCACGCGGGCCATCCCGTCCGCCAGCCGGGGAAGCTGCCCTGCTAGGCGCGTCATCGCATCTGTGATCGCGGGCTGTGTGAACGCGACCTTGAGCTTCTCGATGCCGGCAGCAATCTGATTTGCTGCTTCACGTTTGGCCTTCTCGGCCTGCTCCTCGATGTCGGCAGCCGAGCGCGCAGACGTACCAGCAGCCTTGATCGCGGCGTCGAAGGCGGCCACACCTGCCGCGGTCTTCTCCTCCACACTGCCCCCCGTGGCCTCGAATGCGGCAGCGTAGGACTTGCCCGCCTCGACCAGAAAGCGCACCTCGGTAGCGCCGGGCGCAAACGCCTTCTCGATCAGCTCCTTCTTGCCACTGGTCGCCTTCATGATCTCGCGCATAGCGTCGAGCGCGGTGCCCTTGACGGGCGTGGCCTTGACGCCGAGCTTCGTGAAGATGTCCTTGCGACCGGCCTGTGATGAAAGCTTGTCCATCGTAGTTGTGTAGGCGGCCACACCCTTGCGCAATCCGCCAAAGGCATCGTTGGCGATCTTGAGCATAGCAGCAGTATCCGCAAGCCCTTGCGTGCCCTTCAGCCCACCGGCCGCAGCCGTTGCGCTGACCAGCTCAAACTTGCTTGCTAGCTCCTCGATGCTCATACCGCTGGACTTAGCCAGTGCTGTCATCTGCGCAAGCACGACACCGGTCTGGTCGCCCATGACGCCCATCTGATCATGCGTTGCTTCGAGGATCTCATTCAAAGCACTCATGGGTGCCCCGGTAGCAAGCGCCGTATCGGCGATCGCCTGCATCGAAGCTTCAACAAAGGACAAGTCACCCGTACGGGTGAGCAGGTCATCGAAGGTTTCGATCAACTGCTCGACACCAATACCCGTATCAACAGCCAAGCCTTGAAGCTGCGCGCGCAATGCGCCAACGTTGGCTGGCTTGCCAGTAGCTCCCTCAACGGCAAAGCCCAGACGCCTGAATGCGCTCTCGGCATCAAGCGCGCTCCTGACAAGCATCCCAAAGCCGATGCCGCCGCCGAGCCCAGACAGCATCCCGAAACCTTGCTTGAGCTTCGAGAACACACCGCCGAGCGCCTTGAGGCCACCTTTAGCAGCCTGGCTCATGGCGCGTGAAACCGAGGCGCCCATCTTCGCAGAGCTAGACGCGGCTGCGCTTTCGGCGCCCTTGAGCCCCTTGGTGAAGCCCGAGGAGTCCACCACTAGCTTTAGGCTTGCTGCTGCGTCTGCCATATTGCTCGCTCAACGAGAGTGCGAACATTGCGGTGCGAAGATCAGGCGGAAGCGTACCGGCATCTAGGTCGCGGTGGAAGGCAAGGAGGAGTTGGGCTTGTGTGAGATCGCAAGCCGCTGTACCAAACCAAGCACGAAGTTGTCCCGCGCGCGCCCACTGATAACGACTAAAGGGCCGACGTTCCTCGCCTTGTCGATGCTCCCTACCAACGCCCAGAACTGCACCTCGCTCAACTCATCCACACGCGGATCTTGCTGCTCGACGAGGTGTCCCAGCTTCTCCCACAACGTCATGAGCGCGCCTGTACCGTAGGTATGATCAAGCGCCTGTGGGCCAAGGTGCTGGTGCTGCGGTGCATCGTGATCGCGCGTGCAACGTGCAAGCAGACAGATGGTGTCGAGCTGGTCCACGTAGACTTCGCCGAACAAACCACACGCTTCGACCCACGTCGGCCGAGTCGCAAGATCGTAGATGTCCTTGATCCACTCCAACGCATCAACACGCGCCTTCGCGCGGTCTAGATGCGAGGGCGCCCAGATGCGTACGGACGTGCGCTTGATCTCGCCCGTCTTGGCGTTGCGCTGGTCGATGGTCGCCAGGACCGCTTCTCGCCCGTCAGCCTCGATGATGTCGAGGTCGGCTGCGGTCTTGTCATCCATCCAGCTCGGCATGTCAGTCGGTGCGCTTGCCAACGAAGTTGGTCGTGAGCTTGCAGGCATCGTCCTCAGGCATCTCACCGTCGATGCTCACGAGAACCACGTCCACGCCCAGTGTCAGCCCTGGCAACTTGATCCGAGCGCTGACTACCTCACCAGACTGGACGCGCGCGAAGTAGTCACGCTCCAACCCAGCGGCAGGCACGATGGAGTCGAACTTGCCAGTGAACTCCTCGGCCCCAAGCACGACACCTGCGAACGGACGCTTGAGAGTCGTCTTGCTCTTGGCGTTGTGCGTGTAGGTGAACGACACGTTGGTAACGTCCACCAGATCGCCAGCTCCCATGCTGATTTGACCACGTGGGTAGATTTCGGTCTTGTCGGTCGCCATGGTGGTCTCCTAGTTCGCGCGCTTCTGCACGAGCAAGCTGAATTTTGCGAGCGGCGGATAAACGTCCTCAGGTAGCACGATGTTGCACTGTGAGGGATCGGTGGGGTCGACCTCGACCGCGAAGGTACCGGTGGTGTAGGCAACGGCCCACTTGATGGCATCGACGACGCCCTGGTTGATCCAGTACCGCATCCGACCGTTGATGAAGCTCTTGACGTCCTTGACCTGCACGACGCCCTTCGGTGGCTCCTGAGCTCCGGGTTCGATGTCGGGCGAGAGCTTTGCCCCCCTAAACTCACGTGGCAAGTTGACGCGCAGATCTTTGGCCACCGCATCGCTACCCGTGACCTGGCTCGTGTCGTAGCAGCGGAAGTCGGCGCTGCCCGTGCTGTCTTTGTGGTAGGTCGTGATGGGACGGCTCGGGCGCAACGCGCCGCTCGCCGTGTACGTAGTGATGGTGATGCCCGTGTTGAGCGCGTCCTCGACCTCTACCGCCGTCGGATAGTCGAGCGCGGGGCTGGCGCAACCGTAGAGCGTGGCCAGGTATTCCTGCTCGATGCGGTTGGCGGCCGGGTCCAAACCCTCGGCCTTCAAACGCGCGCCGACCTCGGCGCCCGCAAACTCGCAGGGTAGGCTCTCGCCGTTGAGGCAGAACACGCACTCAGCACGGGTGAAGTCGAGCGTGCCGATACCTGTCTTGATCGTGGCGAGCGCATCGGTTGCGCCGATCACCATCTGCTGGAGCTTGGCTTGGAAGCCCTCGGCCCGGAGCGTGATGCTCGCCTTGAGCCGGCCGGGATCCGTGGTGACGATGCTGCTCTGCGCCTCGGCGTTGCTACACACCAGGCAATAGAGGTCGTACTCCTTACCTTCGATGAGAGTCAGACAGTTGGCGATCGTGGGCTCCAGCGTGCCGCCGGTGAGCTTCGCGCCGGTGGCAGTGCAGGTGCCGCCCGCGCCACTGATCATCTGCACGCGGTAGGTGCAGTCGTTGCCGATGACGCCGGCTACGCGGAAGGTGAGCGTCACGACGCCAACGCCACCCGAGCTTGCGACCACGGGCATGTTGCTGCCGAGGGCGTTGATCGCGGCGATGAGGCGATCCTTCGCAGTGTCCACTGCCTCGCCAACACCCCAGTAGGTCGTGATCTTGCGACCGGCGATCCAACAGAACACGGTCCACTGCGTGGTCACTGGCCCGGCGGCGAAGGTGATGGTGCCAGTGGCAGTGATGCCGGCATGGATCGCGGGCGAGCAGACATCGAGCTGCGCCAGGCCGTACTCAGCGAAAAGAGCCTTGGCGGCGAGATGTCCGGGCGTACCAACGCCAAGCAGGGTACCCACGGCGGCCTCGCCAGCCACCGCCAAGGCGAGCTCCGTGTCAACGACGATGGTGCCGCCTGCGGCCTTCATCGCGATGAGCAGCGCCTTCTTGACATCGCTCCCGGGGCTCGAAGCACCTGCGAGCAGATCTACTCGAAGCGCAATGCCAGGGGTCTTGACGGTTGGGCTGATGACGGTCGGAAGACTCATCTCACTTCTCCTTCACCGGCTCCTGCGAGCGCAGCGATTTCTCATATTCGGTCGCGGTCGCTTCGACCAGCGCGCCAGAACGCACTGCCCGTTTGTACTCGCAGGCGTAGCGGATAGCCTCGTCGTGCGACAGCGCCATCACGAAGGCTGGGTCTACACGGTCAAACGAGCCGTTCGCCTTGAACACCGCGCCGATGATGCTGCGATCTCCGGGCGGGCAACCGTAGCGCGTGACCACGCCCTTGCCCGTGGGGCGGTAGAAGGCACCGAAAGCCGACAGATCCAGTTTGCTCATCCGATCCTCTTCACACTGAAGTGTGTGCAGCGGGCAGTGATGTCCGCGTTCGGGGTGCACGCGACGCGGATGTCCACCGCGTCAGCCAGAGCGAGCGTTGCGAAGTCGTTCAGAACCACGTTCACGACGTCCGTCCCAACAGCCACCCGGGCAGCGAATCCGCCGAGCGCCACGCCGCCCTTGTAGACGGTGACATCTAGGACGGTGGGCGCGCTTGCGGACAGGCTGGCGCAGAAGGTGATCTGATAGTCGCCGGCCACACCGATCGTGATCTTGTCGGTCGCGACGTCTGCGGAGGCGCCCCTAGCAGGCCCGGCCGAGGACGCTGCGGTGAGGATCGCGGGCGCGGCAGTCACGGCCTGTGCGATGACGTTCGCGCTTACGTACATCGAGGCATAGCCGCCGAGACACGAGACGATGGCGTCTCGGAGATCCTGCGGGCTGATAGCCTCGACGGTGTTGTCTGCAAGCAACGCCTGCAAAGCCGGGAAAGTGCGTTCTGTCTCTGCCATGGGTCGCGTTCCAGTCTACACCGCTGCTAGGCGCCGTCAAAGCCCTCGTGATCGAAGCCGTGATCGAAGCCGCCCATCAACATGTCGTACAGGGCATTAGTGGTAACTGGGAACGGTGGCACGCTCGCACGCTGCATGTCGAGGCGCAGATGGTCCCACTCAACGGCGGTGGCTTCCTCGGGCGTCGGTATGCGCTCGGCAGCGTTCAGCGTCACTAGCTCGACGGCGTAGACATAGCCCGTTTCGTTCACGGCCACACGCTTGCACCCCGTCACACTCGCCGGAGGCGCGCTGAAGATGAAGCCCCCGATCTCAGCGCGGTCGGTGAGGTAGCCTTCAATGGCGTCACACACGTCCAGCCCATCGGAGCCCCGCTCCGGGGCGCCGGCCTGGTGACCGACGACGACGAACAGCTGCCACGTCTCGGGCCGGGCGGCACGATTGCGCCCTACCTTCTCCGCCCTTCCCCTGGAGCTCCACACGATGGCCACGAGTGGGGCGCCTGACTCAGCCCGAGCTCGGAACAGGTCCAACGGTACCTGGCCGCTCCTAAGCTCCTCGTAGAGCACGATCTGACCCACCGCCCCGGTGCCTGTAGCGTTCGCCCCGCCGGCGAGCGCCGCAGCCCCCACAGCGGCCAAGGGGGCCATCCCGATCAATGGCGGGTCCCACCGCAGGGAGGTGAGAGCTGCGAGGTTCTGCCGGATGCCACCGAGCATGGTGGTCACAGGCACGGTCGTGCCGGCCGTGGTAGCGATGACGTCGACCGTCGTGCGCACCAAGTTCTCCCGATCGATCTGCTGGCAGGTAGTCGGAGGTGTACCGGAGGTCGACGTGCGGATGGGCGCGGCGAACGAACCGGCCGGAAGCAAGATGTCGCTGCCGCTCGCTGTGACGGTGGCGAAACCTGTGGCCGGCGTGCCGGTCAGTGGGCGCAGCACCTCGGCGATGGCTCGCGCAATCCGCTTGGTCTGGCCGATGCTCACTGGCCAGCCTCCGTGAACGCCCGCGTGAGCATGTCGAGCAGGGTTTGCGCAGCGTCTTCGATCACGGTTTCGGGCACGTCGAAGAAGTTGCGGAGCGGGATGACGCGGCGAGGTTCGTGGCTGACGTGGTAGACAGCATAGCCGACGTCGGTGGCAGCCATGGCCCAGTCAGAGCCGGCATCGCCGCGGATGCTGGCTGCGAGCCGGCCGGTGTCTTTGAGGATCTGCGCCCCACGCCCCTTCTTGCGCCGCCTGGCGATGGTGCTCGCTTCGAGCGCCGGCCAGCGTCCCCGACCGGCGGACTCGAACTCGTCGTTGACCGCCGACACCAACTGCTCGGCAATCACCTGCATCGCGGGCGTGAGGTCGCCGCCCGCGCGCTCGAAGCGCCGGAGCAGCTTGACGAGCTTGGAGCCATCGACCTTGACATCGAACATGATAGCTAGAAGCCACCTTCAAAATCCGCCAGGTCCACGCGGATTCGCCTTGGTCCCAGCGAAGATGAGCTGCGGAGGAGTGCGGTTGGTCGAAACGCTGATGAGCTGATTGTTCCCGGCGGCCGACTCGGCGCGAAGCCTCGTCTGCGCCTGCCCTGCGCGCTGGAGCACTTGCTCGGCGCTCTTGCGCCAACCGCTGTATGGCGTGCGCCCCTCGGCATCGAGAAGCGCTGGCCGGCGCCGCGCCATGAGATCGGCAGCAATGGCGAGGAGCGCGCCGCGCACAGCTGGGCCGTTGGCAGCGAGCAGCACGATTTGAGCGTCGGAGAAACCTGGCAGCAGCAACCCGGCTCCGATGTCCTCGGCCTCGTCTAGTACCTCGGTGACGATCGTCACGTCGGCTACGTCGGCGCCGGTGTCGCAGCAGTAGCGCGCTACCGTCTGCGCTCCCACGCGCAGCTCCAACTGAGCCTGCGTGATGAGCGTAGGCATGGGCTACTCCCAGATCGGCTCGATGGCCCCGAGCTGCTGCAAGTGGATGGTGTCCTCGGTCGAGAGGTCGAGGAGCAGATCGCCATCGCGGGCGTCCACTCGCTTCTTCGTCTCGATCGAGATGTACACGACACAGCCCTTGGCCCTGTAGCCGTCGGGCAATGCATTGCGCTTGCGCTTCTCGGGCCTCGACACCATCGGCTCATCCTCCAGAAACTCGGCCTGGGGGACTTCCTCCAACTCAGTGCCAGCCACACGCAACTCGCGCTTGCTCATGCTGTGCCTCCTCGTCAGACGATGACGCCGCCGATACGCCCACCAGCCGTGTTGGCCGGCATCACGGCGATGTCACTCTGATACACGACGACCATCGTGCCGCCGCGCGCGCTACGGTCCTCGACCCGGAACTCACGGACCTCATAGCCCACGCCTGCGCCCATGCGCACGCGGAAGGTCTGGCTGGTCGCGATCTCTTCGCCGTCAGTCGGCACGCCGGCCGGGTTGGCGACGAGCACCACCTGATCGCCCATCACGTAGTCGAGCAGACTTGTCGTCTCATTCTTGACCTTGCTCGCGCAGATGTGGAACGGTGGCAGACCGGGGATCACGAAGTCCACCAGCTTGCTCGCGCTCGCGTCAGCCACGGTCGTAGTTGCGGTGTCGACACCGCGGTCTCCGAGCATCTGCCGCATGTGGTCGCGCACCAGGGCATGGCGCAGGAAGGCGAAGCCAACCCGCTGATTCATCCAGATCCCTGTGACAGGCTGGCTCGACGCCTGGATGCGCGTCTCCAAGTCGAAGATCGGATCGCTCGTCGCACCGCCGTTCCACGCGAACGCTGCTGCGAGGTTGACCGTGTTGTTGGCGTTCCAGCTACCCGCCGCGGTCAACAGCGCAGTTACGTCCAGCTCGCGATCGAGCCCGATGGCGTTGGCACAGCGGCGCATGGCACTCTGGCGCGGTTTGTAGAGCGGGCCGGCCTCGGACTCGGTCTGATCGGGAATGTACGAGCCGATGACGCGCTCGACGCAGGCATAGTCAGTCAGGGCCGACTTGGGGTCGACCTCGGGCAGCCCCGCCTGGAGCGAGCTCTTGACGTCCACGCGCCGGAAAGCGTCATCAGAGCTGAAGTCGCGTCGCTTGCCCTTCGACTGGTCGACCATGACCACAGGGCTCATCTCGTCGGCGCGGAAGCCAAAAGGCTTGAAGCCGGCCAGGTAAGTCGGCAGCTCGGTCGGATCGTAGGTGTCGACGGGCGCCAAGCTCATCGTGACGAGCTGACCGGCACGGCCAACGCCGGCGAGGTTGTCGGCCAGAGTGAATTGGATGCGTTTTGGCTTCATGATGTTCTCCGTACTAGCCTTGCGCGATGGTGGCAGGGCCTGCCAGCTCGACTTCGACGAGGTCGTCTTGCGCGCCCGCTGTGGTGAGCAGCAAGCCGACCACCTGTGCGTTGGTGCCGCCGCCCGCGGCCCAGGTGTCCACGCGGCCGGTGCCGGCGACAGACATCAGGCGAATGCCAGGAGTCGCCAGAGCAGCGTGTGCGCGGCACTTGGCCACGCCACGAATCTGGATGTCGCCGAAGTAGCCGGTGAGGATGGTCTGGTCCATCGTGACGCCATACAAGGCATCGGTCGTCGCAGCCGGCAGAATGATCTGGTCCTCGGTAGTGTCCAGCTTGACGACGGTGTTCGCCAGAATGGTGACGCCGCTCGAATTCCGCTTGCTGCGGATTTCGGGAGTGATTCGGGTGGTTTCGCCTGCCATGGTAGTCTCCTAGTTCGCTCGCTCGTTGCCACTAGCTGGCGCGGCGCGCGAGCGCCACCAGCACACATGCCTTCTCGTGCGTGTCCTCGAAGGACAGCGCACCACCTCCCGGCTGAGCACGAACCAACGCCATCGCCTTCTCGGTGATGTTGCGGCCCGGCATCGATTGCAGATCGGACACGACCTTCTGCACCTCACCCAGCGGGGGCTCGACGGTCGACGGCGCCCGGTTGCCCGCGAGCAACGCAACCCCGCCGCTCGGCGTGGTCGCGATTGTCTGAGTGAGGTAGGTCGGCACCGGCTCGATAGGTGCGGGAGCCAGCGGCTCGGTCAGGTACGTCTTGCGGAAGTTGTCGCGCGCGGCGAGCCGCTTGGGCAGCTCGGCGAGCAGGTTCGCCTCGGTCA